AGGAATTAATTCATTTCTTATCTGTAAATAAGATAATTTTTTAACATTCTTATCATTTATTTTTGTTATAACATTATTGGCATAAATTCCGTTTTTATAGGCATCAAGATTATAGTTGACTTCTTTTACCAAAAGTTTACCTTTTTCTTTTTTAGGATAAAAGCCATATGAATAATATCCTTTTAATGCGTTTTTCATTTCATTTAAAACGGCTGCTTCGTCTCTTGGGTCAACATACATTGTTTCTGGATATGACCTACCTGTAATATATGAATATTGCGAACTAGATGTTTTCATATCCATTGTCAAGGATAATAAAGTATTCTTATTGTCCTGAATGGAACTAAAATAAAATCTACACGTAGGGGAATTATATTCTATCATCCAGGGGGCATATCGCTGTAAATTCAAAAATGGAAAAGATATTAGAAAATGCTTATAGCCAATTAGCGCACTAAATGACACATCAGTTTTGTTCTCAATATAAGCTCCTTTTTTTATAAAAAGTTTTATTAAAGCATTAGTTACATCTTTTTCATTATAATTTTCAATTATAATGCTTGAATTTGCAAAACATACTGTTTGAGCAATTATTAAGGCGAATAAAACTAACAGGAACTTCTTCCCGAAATTTGTGCAAAACATAACTATTCCTTTTCAATCTTCCAAATGTAACTATTTATTTCTTACTCTTCATACACTACTTTTAACATCTGTCCTTTTCTGAGATGAATGGTCATTGTATTTTCATCATCAGGGACTTCTGATAGAAACATAGGGCCTTGGCCTGTCATATACCAACGCAAATTCAATTCTTTATTGAATTTATCCTTAAACAGCTTATCAAAAAATGTAAAAATTTTAATATATTTTTCTGATGAAAAATTACGGTTTTTTGTTAATGCATCACTCAAATATTGTTTGGATATTCCGATTTCGGACGCTAAAGCAGTCATTGTTAAATTTGACTCAAATAGTAATTTTTTCAGAATATCATTGAATTTTTCCACGATTTTAATCTACCTATTGACAAAGTAAATATTTAGTTGTACAATACATAACATAAAGGAATACGAAATGAAGATGTACGTTCACAAGCACCTAGCTTTTAACCAAGATTTTTGGGAAATTATTGAAGGATATATGAAATCCAATGGTGTCAAAAATTTCACAGATTTTGTTAAAAAAGCGCTTATGAAACAAATTAACCAATAAACTTAGGTAACTTGCCTATCTAGCCTATCCAAAACAAACCAACCGCACAAGACAACAAAGCCCACTACTAGGGTCATTTGTTGCCCTCATTTGTGGTGAAACAGTACATTGAAATTTAAATAACTTGAAAGGAGAACGTATGACAGCGAGAAATACAGACATAATTATCGAGCGCATAAAGACGCATCTTGAAGATGCTATATCAAAAGACTTGGAAATTTCTTTCTTTAAATATGATATAGAAATGATAAATGTAAACGGCTATGGGCCAAGTGGGCCTGACCGCACTTTAATAATCAGCGGCAAACGTGATTAATCTGTCCTTATAGTCGAAATGCTTTCAAATGTGCAATATATTTTTGAGTTCGGAGGAGTTTCGACTATAAGATAACCATCAAATACTTTGATTTTATCTGAATTAGTTCTATCAAAAAGCACTCTACCCGTAGAGCTATGGGCTGTTAGTAGTCTATCTTTGTCATCTTCAGCAATTTTGTTAATGATGTCTTTAATACTCATAAAATTTCCTCGTTCTCTACAAGGGCATGTTAACCCATGCCCAGAGGAGATTTCAAGTTATTTAAAAGACTTTACAAACTCATTTTGCAATACATAAAACTGAAAGGTCAAACCATGGACGAACTAAAAATAAAATCTATATTTATCACAGTATGGATAATCATAATCGCTCTGACAGTAGTTACCTGTATGCCTAAATTTGAAATTGATATTAAAAGAGTAGATATAGATGTTTCAAGGGGTGCTATGAGAGCATTTTGCAAATAACACCTTTCGGTTTTGGAAAGATTTGAACATTGAGATTACAAGAAACCCAATAAGGGGTGGACAAATAATAAAATCTACGGCGATGTTTTTACACTTTTTTCAAATGCCATACGTCAAAATATAACAAAAAAGTGCTTTAATTTTGCGCTCCGGCGCGCGATGGAGAAAACCACGTATCTAAAAACCACGGACTGACCGAATTGCCTGTCAGCGTGTAATAAGCCAAAAAGGCACTGACCCGTAAATCTCGGAAAGTCGTTTGCGCAAGCATATAGACATCGGCGGGCAGGAGACAATAAAGAAGGTCTCGAAGATAAAGAAAAACATAAATCTTTATACTATGCCCTTTGGCTTTGGCTTGAGGGTATCCATAAGGGTTTAACCTTATTAATTTGTTTACGTAATGTGGGGTCACTTTAGTTCTCTATTATCAACCCCACTTTTTTTAGATTTAAACACCTATTTGGGCGGGTTATTCGAGAACTCCCATTCTTATATAACAACCTAACCGCCCTTTTCCTAAATTTTATATTAACGTAACTATTTTTAGTGCGGGGTTTACCTTCTTGGTTACCCCCTTTTCTTTAAACACAATTAGAAGGAGAAATAAATATGTCTATATTAGCAATGCTTGTTAAAAAATTTGAAATTGAAATACAGCAAACTCTTAGAAAGGGTGAGATTACAACAAGGCAAGAGGCCAGAAAAGCTTATGAAAAATATACAAAACCAATAGAGCTTTATACTCCTGCAAAAGAAGAGGAGGCAGCGTAACAATGAGTGAAAAATATAAGAATCTTGACGCTGCATTAGCGCATATAACACTATGTGAGCTTAAAGATAACGAGCCAATCGAGAAATTATCTCTTGAGATTGCCAAAACATTACTAAAATTCAATATAGAGAATATAGGTGAAGAAATATGAGTTATGAAATCTTAGACCCGTGCGATGCGTGTCCTTGGAAAGTATGCCACCAGATAGGCGGTTGCGTTCGTGATTTTGAATACAATGGCCTTGAAGGCGTAGAAGCATATTGCGAATACGAAAAGCATATGAAATATGATGAAGCAGATGAGCAAATGGAAAAAATGAGACTTGCTGGATAATTCAGTCGTGAGACGAAAATTTACCTCTTTACACGTAAAACATTAAGGGGGAGCTTTGAAAGGGCTAAACCAGTCACCATCTTGTGAGGTAAGAGCAAGTGCGAGCCAGAAGACGGTAAAATCTGATAATTACTAATTTCTTGGGGCGGTAATACAAGCCGCCCATTATTTTATTAGAAAGGAAAGAAAATGCAAAACGCAGTGACACAAGACGAAAGGCAGCTATTTATAGGCGGCTCAGACATCGCCGCCGTTATGGGTATGTCGAGATGGAAAACTCCGCTTAGATTGTGGAGCGAAAAGACAGGCAAAATTGAAGCTCCTGACCTTTCTGACAATGAAGCGGTAGAAATGGGGACAGACCTTGAAGAATTTGTTGCTCAAAAATTCGCGCAGCGCACAGGAAAAACAGTGAGACGTGCGCCTAAAAAATATATTCATAAAGACTATGATTTTATGGCCGCGAATGTAGATAGACTTATCACAAGCACGGACGAGCTTTTAGAATGTAAAACTTGCACCCTTTGGAAGAAAGAAGAGTGGGAAGCGGGGATACCCGAAGAATATATTTTGCAAGTTATATGGTATTTGGGAATAACTGGACGCAGCGCCGGATGGATTGCCGTCCTTATAGGCGGACAGAAATTTATGTACAAAAAGATAGATTTCGATACCGAACTCTTTGACACGATGGTTGAGAAGGCCCGTTTATTTTGGCAATGTGTTCAAGATGAAATACCGCCGGAGGCTATGCCACAAGATAGTGATACACTCCTTGAACTATATCCCGAGCATACGCAGGATTTCATTGAAAATCAGGACATTGAGGAGCGTGTCGCATATTTACAGGAAGTAAAAATGCAAATTAAGGATATGCAAGATGAGCAGAAAATGATTGAAACAGAACTCAAAAGCATGATAGCGGACAGGTCTGGTATCTTGACCCAAAAATATAAAATCACTTGGAACGCTCAAATATCCAAGCGTATTGACACGACTATTTTTAGGGAAGAGATGCCCGATATTGCGGAAAGGTTTTTAATTCAAAACACGACAAGAGTACTAAGAATAACAAAAAATAAGGAGAAAATAGCATGAGCGCACTACCGACAATACAAAACCCGTCATTAAATTTAATAGACAATATAAATCTTGATGCAGTAAAAGCAACAGTTGACAAAGTCAGAAGACTGCAAGCTACCCTCAAGAGTATTTTGACCGAAAAACACGACTTTGGAAAAATACCCGGGTGCGGAGATAAGCCTACTCTCTTAAAGCCCGGGGCAGAAAAAATACTTATGGCCCTTGGTCTAACTTCAAGCTATGAACTTATTGAACATACGGAAAATTTTAACGATAAAGGCTTTTTTGCCTATACGGTAAGATGCACCCTTTCAAATAATGGGGCAAAAATTACCGAAGGATTAGGCCATGCCAACTCAAAAGAAAAGAAATGGGCCATAGAATCAGTTTATGAAAAGGATTTGCCCGAAGGAGTAGATAAGGATTTACTTCAAAAAAAGACTTTCACCGGCAAAAACGGAACGTTTACAAAATATCAAGTGGAAGCTGATGCGAACTCAAAAGCCAATACTATCCTTAAAATGGCAAAAAAGCGCGCACAAATTGACGCCGTGTTGACTGTAGCCAGTTTATCAGAAATATTTACACAGGATTTTGACGATTTACCACTTGAAGACGAACCCGATACAAAGAAAGATGTCGAAAAAGTCAAAGAAAAAATCGATAAGCCAAAAGAAGAAGGCTCTTATGTCTGCGAGGAGTGTACTAAGGGTATAAAAGACGCTGTTTATAAATTCAGCAAGGAAAAGTTTGGTAAAGCCCTTTGCTATGACTGCCAACAGCCTTATAAGACACAAAAACAAGAATCAAGCGACGAGGATATTGAACTACCATTTTAGGGGGTCTTTATGAGGTCTAGAGATATGGGTAGAAGCGTCTCTGTCAGACGTTGGACAGATACGGCAATAGAATGTTATTTGCGCGGATGTAATTGTGCAGGTTGTTACTATAAAGCATTTTTCGACACAGTTAAATACTCGTCTGAGGATTCCAAGAAAGATAAAGGCCTCGCAAAACCAAAATGTCAAATGAAAGCATCCGTGCTTGAGCTTGTAAGGGTTTTAGGTAAGCCCGATGTAGTAACACAAATAATAATTGAGGATTGAGGAAAGATGGCAAAAAGATTTACAGATACTGAATTATGGCAAAAAGCTTGGTTTCAGGAACTCTCATTAAAGCATAAATGTTTAGTTCAATATATCTTTTCAAGATGCGATTGCGCGGGTATATGGGAGACTAACTATAGACTTGCGAGTTTTGAAATCGGGGAAGAAATTACAAAATCCGATTTTGAGGAAATAAACTCCAAAAAAAAGCAATTTCAATTTTTAGAAAACGGAAAAATTTTTATACCTGATTTTATAAAATTTCAATATAAAATTTCTACAAAAGAATTAAACTCTAATTTTTCAGTCCATAAAGCAATAATTAAAAAACTCAATGAAAATAACATTCTTGATACCCTTAACCTACCCTTACCTAACCCTTTAGTAACTCTTAACCAAGGGTTACAGGATAAAGATAAGGATAAAGATAAAGATAAGGATAAAGATAAGGATAAAGGATTAGGACAAGAAGAAATAGCGAAACCTCCAAAAAACAATATTGACCCTTACTTTAATAATAATTTATCAAACAAATTTATCAAAAAATACAAGGAAATCTTTAAAAAACCTGCACTTATTGACGAAAACGAACGGTTAAAACTTAGCGGTCTTTTGTGTGGGCTTTTGCAAGAAGAAGGTGAGGACGGCGTTTATAACGCCATAGATAGGGTTATAACCTCACTTAAAAATCTACGTTTCGGTAGAGATAACCCGGTAACGCCGACTATACATTGGCTTTTAAAGGAAAACAATTTTAACCGTGTTTATAGTGGTGAATTTGAGCCTAAAGATAAGGGTGCAAATATTGATGTAATGACTATTTTACGAGGTGAAAATGGATAAAAAACAATTTATAAACAGGATTTACAAGAAATTTGAAGGTAGTTTTACTGCCGATGAAGAATCGGCTGAAAGACGCATCTACATTGAAGATTGTAATAAAATCCTGCCAGAATCCGGAGCCGACTATAAAAAGCTCTACGACCTTGTTTTAACCGGATATAAGTACAAAACAGCGCCAACAACACACTGGTTAAGTACAAATCTTCAAAAATGCAGAGTTTATGAAGTTCAAAACTGTAATGATGAAATTGGCTCAATAAAATGTCTTGTAAACAGTTATCCGTACGAATTCAGTTACCTTAGACGGGAAAGCACCATAAAGCAGGCCCTTGACGGACTTAGGGAAATAACGGCAAAAAGGGAGCAAAAACTAGTAATACTTAGTGATATAGGAGATTTATAGGAATAAATCAAAAGAAATTATTTTAAGGAGATATTAATGTTTGAACCAAGCACAGAGGAGCTATTAAGCATCCCCGAAATAAATAAGCTCCGCGCCAGAAACAAGGAACTTGAAAAAATCATAGAAATTATCAAAAAACATAAAAAGCCCGTGTATGAGTGGGCTGAGAGGGAAGTGGGGAAGGAAAATGCTTAAAGGAATATTCATAGGCTGGATTCTTGGCTGTATATCTCATTATTTCGATAAGAAATACTTTGAGGATGAAGTTGATTTCTGGAAAAACGAAGTCAAGAAAGCTAGGGAGGTACAAAATGCAAGAAATGATTTATCAAGCAGAACGCACTAATGAAATATTGGAAAAAGGTAATATTGACGGCTTTGAATACCACATCATAAGCTACGGCACACATCCTTGTTGCTATGTTGGATTACCCGAAAACCATCCGTATTTTGGTAAAGAATATACCAATATCGACATTGACTGTCATGGAGGTCTGACATATTCAGATGCCAAATTACATGCCGACCCTACCGCGCAAGAGAGCTGGTGGATTGGTTGGGATTATGCGCATTTAGGTGATTATGCAGGCTACTATGAATTGCCATACATGAGCGCTTTTGACCATTCAAAAGATAAAAAATGGACAACAGAAGAATTAAAAGAAGAAGTTTTAAATGTAATTAAAGAGCTGCTGGAGGTGGGGAAATGAAAACAGCAATAAATATTACACAAAATAAAATCAGGAAAGTTGAAGCGTATGCAAATCAATTGTATGCACTTACTACTTCTAACAAAGAGGATGGATGCTCTCAGTCACACCACGGAAGTGCATTATTAGGCCTATGTAGTACAATGTTCAGGCTAGGCCTTCACGTTACCTATATAAATGGGTGCATAACAATAGTCGAAGCCACAAAACCAACAAGAGATTTAAGGAGATAGGGAAGATGGAAAATAATATTCAACAAGCGTTTTACGAGGCGTGGGGGATATATACACAGTGGATATATAGAGTTGAATTCAATGTTGCGGAAGATGATTGCACTTATGGGGGCGCATATAATATCTTTGTTGGCAAAGAAGACTTATTAAGTTGGTGGAAAAATGTAACTTGGGCGTTTAATAAAAAAATAACTAAGGTTGAAAGAGTTGACATTCTCACCCCCGAGCGAATACTGGCGTTGGAGGAGATAATCCTTCACAGTAAAGGTAATTGTGATTATCAATTTAAAAAAGATGAAGGCAAATATTATTGTTCTTGTGGAGAGCTTTGGAACTATAGACAAGGTATAGGTAAAACCCGCTCCGATGCCCTCTTATCCCTTTTAACCCAACTAAAACCCGAATTGCCGGAAGATTTTGACTACGATAATACCGATAGAGAATCTGATTGTGAATATTGCAGTAGATGTGTGTTTCCCACCCTCACTCCAGAGCGAATACTGGCGTTGGAGGAGATAGTTTTTAAAAGATACAAAAAACTCGATTATACAGAAAATTATTGGACGAGAGCAAAAGGTTGGATAGCACTTGATGTTGGAGCATTTAAGGGAACGAGTAACATTCTTCAATCATTATTAGGTTGGGGTAAAACCCGCTCCGATGCCCTCCTATCCCTCTTAACCCAACTAAAACCCGAATTGTCGGAGCAGGAGCAAAAACAGATTAGAGGGGTATTTGAATAATGCCAACTAACTACGAAAGAATAAAGAATATAAGAAATATTGAAGAAATGGCTGAAGAAATTACTGAGTTTATAACGTGCACATTTGAAGGTGTAAAAATTCCTTTGCATGAAGAAGGAATTGCGAGTTTAAAAGACGGAATATTGCTTTATTTATCATTAGAAAGTGAGGACAACCAATGAAAACAGTAACTTATAAAAAACTAAAACCGCTAATAGAAGTAGGCATGCCGACAGATTATAAAGCATCTGCATTAGACTTTATTAAAGAATACCGGGATAA